CTCAATCATTTCTCCAGTAGAATCATCCATAACATTGAAAACTCCCTTAAAGTTTTTAACTTCAGTTAAATTATCATCCATTACTGATAAATCACTTTCGCTTTTTAAGTTTGCAGTAATAGTTTGCCCAAATAATGCATTAACCATAGCGCCATCGTTACTACATTTATCTACACCGACAAGTATGTCCTTATCGGTTTTATTTACTATTTCTAAAGTTATATATATTCCACCAAACGCACTTTTACCTTTTCCTTTACAAGTAATAGTAACATTGTCTGTATCAGCTAAAAGTATATTACACTCATTGTTCTTTTGCTCATCTTTTATTTGTTCTAATTTTTCATTTGCTTCTTCTGCACTTCCTGAATTAACAACATCTTTTATTGATGCATTTTCTTTCTTTTCTCCACAAGATATTAACCCTAATGATAATATCGCACAACATAAAATACTAATAATCTTTTTCATAAGAAATCCCCCTTAAATTTTATAACAAATATAATATATCACTTATCTACCATATATTACAATAATTTTCTTATATCGCCACCCTTAAGAAGAACTTCCTCAATTTTATTTAACTTTTCCCTTTCACTTCTATGAGCAGGAATCTTATGCAATTCTTTCATTTTTTTATAAAAGTTTTTTTGCTTCTTATCTTCTATTTTAGATAAATCAATGCTTCTATACCCCATTATCTTAACTATCTCATTATCTTCTTTAAGAGATTTAAACATAGCTTTAAACTTCCACCAGTGTAAATATTCTATATCATTCAAATCTATTCCATATTGGTCTAAAAAAGCTGAATAGATATATTCATCATCATAATCAAAATCGTATATCTGCTCAGCTTTAGATCCAGTCTTTTTATTAGATTTTAACTCTCTCTCTTTATTACAGCTATAAAACCACAGCATTTTATTAACAGCTTCTTCAATATTGTGAGGACACTTTCTATAATATAATTGTAATGCTTGTATTATTTTTTCTTCATCTTCAATTTCTACATCTTGCATTAACAATTCAAAAAGAATACTTGTCCTAAAATCACTATTAATTTTATATTCTATACCTTCAATATTTACTGTAGTTGGCAATAAATCTATCAATAGATTCATTATTTTCCTCTTCTAGCTGCTCTATTTGGAGAATACTTTGAATATTTTTTAGAAGTATCCTCTGCTTGTTTATTAGCTTCGGTTACTAAACATTCAAATGCATCAAGACATTTTCCTAAGTGAACCTTATCTCCAAATATCTTTTTATCTGTACCTTCTCCAAACAAATTATTGAATACATCAAAAACAGCATTACATTGGTATCTTATACTTTCACCAACACTCATACCCGCAACTTCATCTTTTATGTTTCGAACCTCCTTTAAACACTCATCATACTTCTCAGCAGTATCAGCATCTAGTAAGTCAAATTCTAATTCTACACCGTTTATTTTTAACATTTATATTCCTCCTACTCACTTTTGGCTGTAAAACCTTCAGCAAATGCTTTTGTTTCTGTATTGAAAGTTCCTTCTTCTGGGTCTGAAATACCTAAAAGGCTTCCACTTATACCTAATTCCCCATCATTATCATCAAAACTATCTACAGCTATAGCAATTTTAAATCTTCTTGCTCTATACCCATCAGCTTCAGCTTCTTTATCTAAATCAACTATAATATATTCAGTTTCAGTATCAGCACCAGTTTTTTGCATTTCTCCTATATTCCTTATATATTCGATAGCTTTTTCACTTGCTATTTGATCTGCATTAAATGAAGTACTCCACTCATATCCAGTTACGCTTTGACTAGAGCTAGCTTGGTTAATATATCTCTTCGAAGTTGTTTGAGCTGAAGGACTTTCATTCAATTCTGTAAAACCTGTTCCTAATAATTCATAAGCTTCTCCCACTTTTAAATAGTTAGCTTGTATTTTACGTTTTCTAATTGCCAATTTAATTCATTCCTTTCTTAAAATACTTTAACCTTAAATTTATTTGATACTGCGCAGTATCTTCTGTTACTGCAAAAGCATATCCAGTACTTGTAACCTTAATTTCTAAAGGCTCCAATCCATTATCTAGTAATGGAAATATTTCATTGTTATTGTTTTTTTCAATTTCATCTGCTAATTTCTCATAAAATCCTGAGTTATCAATATTAGTCAAAACATCAGCGCTATAAGGTTCTCTACTTGTAAATATAAAAGAATACTGTCTTATGCTATCACCATTAACATATTTTTTTACTATAGGCTCAACAGGAATCTCCTCTATAGAATAAGTATCAGCATTTGGTTCTAAGTAATTTACATTAACCCTTATAGCATTATTAAAGGTATCTAGACATTCTAAGTTCCTCATATAATTTCTAATACTATCTATAATCATCTGCTTCTACCTCCAACAAAATTTGCGATAGATTTTACTATTTTATCACCGTTATCTATCCAACAACGTCTATCCCAACGCTTTCCTCTCAATCCACCTTGATTTAATCCTTGTTTTCCTTTACCTTTATTGTTATAGAATTGTTGCCTAGCGTAAGGGGCATTATATATAATTTTGCTTGACTGCAATTCAACCATCATATCTTTAAGTCTACCAGTATCATATGGTATATAATTATTAAACTCTTTAGCTACTTCCTTCGTAAATTTAACTTGAGCTTCCCCATTCTTGTTCAAATGTCTCTTGAGAAGTATCTTTTGTGTATCGTCCATTTTCAATTTCCATTTTACTTTAGGAGAACCCACTTTTTATACTCCCTCCACTTCAAAATGATCCGATAATTCATTTATAGATTTAATAGTTATAACATCATCAAACTCATTTTCTAAATCAGCTATACGATAAGGCTTAGTCCCTGTTATCTCAAACTCTACTTCACCTTTAACAATTTTATCTCCTGCAGCAAAAGTAAAATATTTTTCCCTTTCTAAAGGATCTAGTTTAGCAAATTTTTTAGGGCTTATATAATTATCTAATTTATCTACAAAAACAAGAGTACTATCTGCCAACAATAACCCTTTATCACTTACAGTACCAGTCCTTTTACTTTGCCAGTTAACACCCTTAATAACAGTTCTTTGATATTTATATATATCGTTATATGGATCATAGTACTTATTATATATAGTTATATCTGAAGTTTTAAATAAAACTCCCATTATATCCCCCCTAATACATACGAATATATGGAGTAGGCAACAAAGATTTTACATCAGCAGTTATGGACCAAGCTTCAATATTTGAATCAAAAGATATACTTTGATTACCTTCACTCATAGACTTTACTCCAACTAATTTGGCTGAATTGATTTTATTTGCATTCTCTATTAACTGATCTATGGCTAAAACATAATTTTCCTTTATATATTGATCACTTAAATTTTTATTCAAGTAATTTCTAATAACTACAATTGCTTTAGCTTCATTCTTTTCATCTAAAGTCAAAAAATCCCCTCCTTCAAATAAAAAGAGAGAGTAATTAAATACTCTCTATGCATTATTCATCAAACCTTTTGCTTTTAAATCTGCAATTAAATTATTAAAAGCTGTTGCTATTTCTTGTGGTGTTGCAGATTCCGCTGTTAATGCATCTACTTTATTCAACTTATTAATTACTGCGTCTGCACCTTTCTCACCAGCTTCTCCTTTTTCTCCCTTAGGACCTTGTAAACCTTGTTCACCTTGAGGACCAGCTGGACCAACTTCACCTTTGGAACCTTGAGGACCGGTTTCCCCTCTATCTCCCTTCGGCCCTTGCGCACCAGTATCACCCTTTGGTCCCGTTGCTCCTTGTGGCCCCGGGGTTAATTCTATTTCTGATATACCATTTTCTATAGCATTTAATCTTTCTGCTGAAATTACTTCATCATTTTGCCACGTATGTTTTTGATATGCCATTTACATCACCTTCCTATTCTTTGCCTACTTTTGCTTTACCTACCCTAGCTTTACCGACCTTAGATGTCTCTAGGGCTGGATTAGGGTAAAGTAACAGTTCCTATTCCTAATTCCTCACCATGAGGTAATGTTGGTAATGCAGTCGCAACAGCCTTGGTAAATTCTCCGACTGGATCTATAGATGTATAAGTTCCAACAAAAATCTTATTATCTAACATTGAACTTTCCTGCATCTTTCCATCACCTATTAATTTAACTTCTTCAGCTGTTAAACCATAAATAGTTTCACCTAAAGTTTCATCACCAAACATAGATATTACATTTTCAGGGAAATATCTAGTTGTAGCAAACCCTTTAGACGTTTCCTTCTTATACTTTCCTTCATAAACTACAATTTGAGGTAAATCTAATTGAGCTAAAAGTTCATTTAATGCAGCTAAAGTAACAATTTTATCTGAATTAACTCCATAAACAGCTTTTCTTACACTAGCACAATTACAAATAGTCTTAACCATTTTTCTAGAAGTTAAAGCTCTTGTTGGCCTATATCCACTTTCAGATTCAACTGCATCTGCTAATGTAGCTAAATCATCCAAAGGTTTATCATCTTCAGGATTTTGCCATGTAAATGACTTTTTGTTGCCATTTGGAACCTTATAATCAATAGTAACTTTAACTTTATTTTCATTAATAGCAATTTTACCAGTAGACAATAATTCCATTCTCATAGCTTCAACTCTAACTTTAACGGAATCTGTCATTTTTTCAGCATCATTATAAAGCTGAGATAACACAAAAGCTAACTCTGCATCTGTTCTTGGATTATTTATCTTTATGATTTCTTTTTCTGCAATTTTAATTTTTCTTTTTATAAGAGCTAAGCTTGCAACACCTTTTTCAATTGCTTCTCTTGAAGCTAATTGAGTTTCTGTATCAAAAGCATGCACTTCAGCAGTAACAGGAAGTCCACCTGTTCCTAAAATCATATCAAATTCAATATCTTGAATTTTTCGTTCAGGGAAAAGTGATTCACCTAACATAGGCGTAACTGTCCTTTCTTTAAAATAATTAACTAACTCATTTGTATTAAAAACTTTTTCTAAT